GTCAGAGTTCCGTGCTCCTAGTCCTTTATATGACGGTGATGAAGAAAAGCTAGAGACAGTATACAACAAGGCATACGATCTATCTGAGTTCTCTGATCCTAAGAACTATAAGTCTTATGATGAACTCAAAGTTAAGTTGGCTCAGGTGTTAGGTGAACAAGCACCTCGTACTGTCAAGGAAGAAGTTGTATTGGATGATCAGATTCCTGAGTTTCCAACAAAGACTCAACCCGCGCCTGCGATGGCTACGGCTGAGGCTGTAATGGAAACAGCATCTTCTACTGATGAAGAAGATACCATGAGCTACTTTGCTCGATTAGCTAACGAAGACTAATTATTGCACTGAACTAAAAACATCATTTGTAAGTGGTGGAGGTGCTAAGAATCCAAAGGTGGCGGTGCTAGTGGCAGGTGCAGCTTGTGTATTATAGTAATTATTAATAACAGTTGTGCCTCCACCGGCGCCACCACCTTCGGCTAAAAGCCCGGTGCCAGATAAAGCTGATCTTATATTACTAATTCCACTAGCTACAGTTCGCAAATCTTGATCATCCAGATTGTTTAGTCCGGGACCAAAATCTATAAGACCTCTTTTATTACCAAAAAATCTGATTGCTGGGCCTGTACCAGTATCATACACACCACCTCTCAACATGGTGTCCATCATCGCCATAACACTACCAATATCAGCCATTAGTCTTGATAGAGAACCAGTTACTGTGCTGGTGTCTATATTGTTTAATCCCTCAAAGCTTCTTACAAAGCTGTTGATTGCAATACCAAAACTGTCCATCTTTGTTATTAATGCATCGTCTAAATCCTTAAGGGGTTCTAACGACTTAACCATACTCGCCATTGGACTTAAGTCTTCTGATTCTTTGCCAAAAAGGTAGTTCCACCCGTCTTGAAATGCTCCTTTGATACCACCAAAGAAGTCAACTACGCCACCAAGAGCTTGTTGACCAAAGAACGCTGCCATACCTTTTGATAGACTTACCAACCCTGTTCCTACAGCTGCGGCATTACTCATATCAGTTCCAACTAACTCTGATATACCTGCAGAAAAGTTTTTCATTAGTTCTTTAGTACTGCTGCCATCAACACCAAGAACACTACCTAGTTTAGATAAACCATCAAATGCTAAAAAGAATCCAGCTATCGATGCGCCAAGAGCTGGTATGCCAGCAAATACAAGTGCACCTGCTCCTCCAGTCATCGCAGTAGCAGCACCTAAAATTCCACCAACACCTATTAAAGTTCCTAGTACTGTTATTGCCCGATCGTCAAGGCTGTTAATAGCCTCACCAAAGTTGGCAACTACATTCTTGATACTTGACCCATCAGCACCCATCGCCGAAGCAGCTGCATCGCCTAAAGCAAAGGCACCCATAAATGCAACAATTGACGCAGCAAGTGCACTTACTCCCATTACAAAATTTGACTTGCCTGTACCAGTTGTAATTGCACCTAGCACGCCACCAGCAGTTAAAAGGCTGCCGAGTGCTATAACTGCTTTTTCATCTAATGAGCCAATAGACGCACTGAATCCTGCCATAATCTTTTCAACATTACTAAAGTCTACGCTTGCGCCTATTGCAAGAGAACCTGCACCTATGAGTTCGACAGCAGCAAAACCAGCCATGAGCGCTACTATTCCTGCACTAATTGCAAATAAGCCTTTGGCTAATGATTTTGCTTTAAGCGGAGAATATCCAACAAGTGCACCACCCGCCATAAGTGCTCCAAGTGCAGTTACAGCTGGAAGAGTTAATTCACCTATTGCTGAGGAAAATCCAGCCAGCATAGTTTTTACGTTACTAAAGTCTATGTCTACTCCAAGAGCGTTTACTCCTGCGAATAAAAGATCTCCAGCTAACAGGCCTGCTAAGAAACCGCTAATACCGAGACCCATAAACGCAAGGCCTTTAGCAGCTTTAGAACCACCACCGAATGCAGAAGCTAATGTAGATGCTCCTAAAAGCCCGCCTAATGCTATCATCCCTTTGGTGTCTAGTCCATTGAAAATAGTGCTAGCACCAACAACGGCTTTTTGCATACTATCAAATTGCATATCACCGCCGAGAGCAGTTACACCAGAAAATATAAGATCTCCGGCTAATAGTCCAGTTAGAAAAGCACTAATAGCAAATCCCATTGTGCCTAATCCTATAGCACCTTTTTTGCCTCCCACTACACTAATCGCTGTTATCGCACCTAACGCTAAAAATGCTTCTGGTTCTAAGGCTTGAACTATATCACTAAATCCTAGTGCTGCAGTCTTAAGGCCTTCAAAATCCATTCCTTTTACATCTTGTAAATAGCTCATTCCTTCGGAGCCAAGTAACAGTCCACCGAAAAATGTTGGTATTGCTGCGCCCATCAAAGCAAGACCACCTAAGCCTCGCATTGCACCAGCTGCGAGGCCACCTAATCCAAGAGCAGCAGCTCCGCCTAAGTTGCCAAGGCGAGATCCTCCACGACCCGCACCCGCCACTGAGGTTTGATTGATTGCGCCGGCGCCTCCGCGCGATCTTTCTGACTTATCTTCAAGATTTTGAAGAGAAGAACTACTCGAAAGAAACCTTTCAATCTTATCACTGATGCTTGAAAGATGATCTTCAGATCTCTCTAAAATTTCCTGTTGCTTTCCAATCTTTAAAGCAACTTCTGTTAGGCTGGACATATTTTATCTTCCTTGATTCAGATTTTCTCGGCGTGTTCTATCATTTTGTTCTTTTACATCTTGTTGTAATAATGTTAAATAAACCTCTCTCTCCCACGGCATCATATCTTCAAGCTCTGTGAGAGAGTAATTATATGACTGCATCAATCTAAAGTTCACTTGATAATAGTTAACAAGCGAATCATGAGAGAGGTTTACTGAAAAAAATCATTGATCCCCACTAATTCATGACTATTTTTTGTTTCACAACTTTCACATACGAAATCTACTTTATGTTTTAATTTTGGAATATCATTAACAAATTCCATAATAGAATTAAACTGCTCAGATGTTAAAGAATCTACAAAAGCTTCAACTTCTTCAATTGGTTCATCTTTAAATTTAATATTCTCTTCTTCTGATTTCAAAGAATCTAGACATCCAATAATTAATTCAATCAACATTCCCGTTGCCGACTTTGAATTCTTTAATCTATCATTGTTTAACATATGAATATAGTTTGGAAACTTCATTGTTAAAGTATATTCATCATTGAGACGAATATCAGAGTTTTTCTTATCTGGCACTTTAATTTTAATTTCTTCAACATTTATTGTTACTTCATTCGTCTCTTCACAATTGCTACACTTTATACCAATATGCGATTTTTCACCTACTGACTTTGAACGAATCTGAGTAAAAATATATTCAACATCAAACGTAGTCAATTTATTCATATCAATGTTATCAACACAAGCTTCTATGGTATTTGTAATAGCAGTTAAAATCTGCTTTTCATCTTGTGTTTCAAGTGCAATCAGTAGAACTTTTTGCTCTTTTGTTAAAAATGGTCTATAATCATATTGTTCCTTTGTCGAGGGAATTTCAATTTTATATTTCGGCAGGGCATTAATTCTTGGTAGTGCCATAACTATATCATCCTTTAGTTAAAAATTCGTGTCAGTACTGTACCTAATGCTGTTTGTACAAAGTTTTCAAGTGGATTTTGGTCAGTAAAGTTTGAAGTCCATTTTGTAAATGATAATTCAACTCTAAATTCTACTAATCCATCCAGTTCGTTATTTAGTGGTATCGCTTCCATAGTCACAGGGAAAGCATCCTGCAATTCACATGAGTAAATTTTATCTTCACCAGTTAAGAAGTCTAGACTAAACTCACCCTGAGCAAAATCAAACGGTCCTATTCGAGGTAGCCGCTGCTGTATGATCGAAGGTAATCTAGGTATTCCTAGAGGCGTTGAGTAAACCGGTAAGCCTACTCCTTTCTTAAGTTGGTGTATTCTAACATTACGAGTGTAAGTATTTTTATATCCAATTTGATATGTGTTCTGATTATATACGGATTCTTGCCACTTTTCAAAGTATTCTTTAACTCCATAGTCATTTAATAAAAGGAAAGACATACCTACATCATTATGAACTGCGCCGTAACCAACTTTTTCTCTTTTTGTTCCAATCTCTTTGTCATATGAAACAACTTGCCTTCCTGGTAAGTTTACATCTCTACACAGTAAGTTAACTGCTCGAGTCGTGGCGCCCGGAAAAGGTGGTAGTTCAATCGCAAAAAGATTAGGTCTTGCTGGTCCGTTCTTTCCAGATATTTCACCTTTAAATTGTTCTATGTTAATTGACATTAGATCATTTTCCTTGAATCTTTATATACAGCAGACCTACTAGATTTTTGAAAATCTGCAGTTGGTAAGAATGTAGCGATCTCCCACTCAGGCGCGGGTACACGAGCAAACCTGCTTTTAACATTGTTTGAAAGATAATGTTTAACACATGGTTTGAAGTATTTAAACTTTGCAGCACGTTTTAATAATGAATATGAAACTTCGAATCTAGTTGTATCGTCATACTTTTCATTACTTGCAACTTCAAGTAAACTATCCAAAAATTTTGCTCTTAACACTGGAGGTAGATAGTGTAAGTTCATTCCAAGGAATCCTCCTTTGGCTGGTCCTATTACAATCACCAACGGAAATGAATCATAGTACGGAAGTTCTTCCTTAAGCTTAGGATTATAGAAGAACATATACATTGAACCAACAATCTGTCTGTTAGATAGTTGAATAGGTTCTTCTCTCATCAATTGGTTACGATTGACACGTCTCATTGACTGTGCTTTCTTACGAAACCAATCTCTAGATGCTTGTGTTCTTGGCGTAATTCCAGCCCTAAAAGCTTCGAATTCTAATGTTTGGAATAAGTTACTCATACCAGTATTTATACTCGATTTATCACTATTTCTTTTTCTTACGAAGAGGCTTAAGCGGCTTCAACGGTTTTATTTGTTTTGGCATGATTCCCATCTTTGTAAGAGTCTTTTCAGTCCAGATCTGAAATCCCCAGTTGTTATCTTTTGCAAACTTACTCGCTGCTTCCCACTTATTTCTATTCTTTACATAAGTCATCGCCTCACTGATATAACGCTTTGACTTGTCTGGCCTTTTAGGTGGTTGCGTTTCTTTCTCTGGTTTGATTTCAACAAGAATAGTTTTTCCACTCTTAAACGTAATCTTAAGATCCATAAAGTACCTATGATACTTCTTATCAACATCATAGAAGTATGGAATTACCACTTCTTCGCTGGACCAAGATTTTATTTCTTTATTCTCATCGCACCACTTGAAGCAGTGTCTTTCCCACATTGATCTGAAAATTACACCATCCACGTCACCCTTATACTTCTCACGGTTTTTTACTTTATAACGACCAGAATAAGCCACGGAGTTTCCTTATAAATAATGTTAAAGATTTCATACTATTTATTAGGTACA